GCTTTCAGTCCTTGCCATATTCTAATTGCCAAGCTTTTCTATATCTTCCCTCTTGCAGTCCAATAGTTCGTTGTTTTTGTCCAGTTCTACAAGGTAGAAAATGCCACCAGCATCACGAATATCGACGACAATTCCTGCGTCGCCTGTCTTGATGACTTTTACATGGTCGTATTCTTTAATCATGCTTCTCCACCTCGATTTTTTCTAAAACTGGTTACAATTCTCGGTTTGCTATCCGGCGTATCCTGTATCCACCCAGTAACAAAAGATCGCTTCTTTGTAACTCCCAGCTCCATGTAGATGTTAAATTGATTTGCCCCACCGCCCAATTCCTTGAACTCCACAGCTTTGCTCATATCAAACTGCCTTGCCATATCATATCGCAGCCTAAGCGGATTATCTGCTGTGTAGCCAACATCGAAGAACTGGTCGGCGTGCTTTGCCCCATCTTTCAAGAAATATTCCGTGTATTTCTTCGGAGTAGTTATACACTCAGCATTCTTTACAACATCGGTCTGCCGTTTCGTTGTTTTGAGCGTCTCCCACCCATCAATATCATTATACTTCAAATCTTGGAACTTTGCAAACGTTTTCGGGGCTTTATTCCCCAAAACATTTACAAAATCAGCATATTGCCGTTTGTCGGCCTGATAGTTTTTACCAGCTTTCACCATGCCCGCCCATTTTTCCGGAGGATACTGCGCTTTCTTTTCGTCGTACCATTCTTTGTACGATTTTTTCTTTACAAGCTCATATTCCCCGGTTTCGGGATTCTTCACGCGCATCATGTGGCGTTCCGCTTCCAGATCATCATCCGTGGCATTCACAACCGTGCAGCGGCAATTATACAGCTCATGTCCCGGCGCTCCCAACGAGCCATCCCCGGGG